TTCTGTGTCTTTGGGATAAATAAAAGAGCGATTACTTGAAATCGCTCCTTTGCCTTGAAATATTTTGTTGTTATCGTCTGCCATACTATCCTCCTAAATAGGTCTTAAAAGTCATTGCTGCTGGTGCCAAGTGCTGGTTATAAATTGCATACCTCATGGCGTCCATCACGTCATCGTTTTCTTTGAGTGGCTCACCGGTCTGTTCATTCCAAATGTACTGATATATCTCATCAAAAAAAGACTCGACAGCTCCTTTTTTCACAAAGAAGTGTCCAGTCTTCATTAGTTTGGCTACAGATTCAACGCCGGGAAGTATTGCCTTCTTAGCGTTAAATGCACTGATATTTGCTGTTTGAAATTCGTTAAGGTTATCAGGGCGAGCTGAGTCGCACCAGAAGTTGATGTTGTGACCGTACTTATCCTGAATCTTGTGTGCCAAGTCTACCCAATAAGAGATAAACCTGTGCTGATGAGTGTGTTCTTCAATCAAGTAAGTGTTGCCTTGCTCATCATCTCCGAATACAAGTAAGCTTCCCTTGTGTTCGAACCCCCAGTCGACACCGCAATAGCAAGTCAAACCATCAGGGACTTTATCAACGACCATTCTCTTTTTATCGAAATCTGGATAAACAACTCCATCACCAGTTACCCACAGTCCTTTGATATTCCGGTCATAAAACATCCCACTTGGAGTTGAAGCTTTGAGTGTTTTAACGTAGTCAGGATCTAAGAATGTGTTGTCATCAATCGTAAAATTGTAAACCTTAATCTTAGCTTCTGGTTTCTTGTTATCTATGTACTTAGCCTTGAGCCAATGTGTAGGTGTGTCTGGGTTAGTGTCGCAAATTATCCTAGCATTCGGTTGTGAGCAACGCTGGATAATTTCCTGAAAGACAGCATAGGTAGCAAGCGATGCTTCGTTAACGTATGCACCATAGCTTGTCATACCACGAATAGCACCTAACCCACGTACACTACCTGTATAAGCTGGAACAACCTCGACACCAAACAACTTAAAGTGTCGATGGCTATCAAACTTAATTTCGATACCAAAGGTAGAACTAAGCTCACTAATAATGTTGTTGTAAATTGAACCATTGCTGAACCCTGCAAGAATGTACTTAGGATTTGTATCATTAGTTCTTTTTGCAAGCTCAGCAACCCGTCTTAGCTCTAGCAGGAATATATAGTTATCGATGTAAGTCTTACCAGAACGAACAGCACCAGACAGAATCATTGTCTTCCAGTCATCATTCAGATAGCTCTTCAGGACTTGTATCTGCTTTTTGGTCATCAGATTTTCTAGTGCCATCTTGAGCCTCCTCCATAACTTTATCTAGCAATGCTTCTAACTGCTCACTCTTACTATCACTGACTCTTTCAGCAATCTTAGCCTTTGCTTCACTAATACGAGTATCAGCAAGCAACTTTTTCATTCGAACCTTAGCAAGTTCTCTTTCTTCAAGCGATAGTTGGCTGTCATTGTACTTGTCTCTCCAATTGTTCTTGAGCCAGAATATGATTGCAGTCAAATTACCACTCATCGCTCGTTCAAACAGCTTATTTTCCACTTCAAGCCGTGTGACTTCCCTGCCCTTTTTTAAGGCCTCATTTAACTCACTATGTTCATTTTTCCATCTGTATAACGTTCCAACCCTAATGCCCATATTGTGAGCTATCTGTTCATCAGTCAGCCCGTTTCTTTTCCAACCTGTAAGAAGGACTAGGTTTTCAGGCTCTAGCCACTTCTTGTACTGGGCCTTCGCCATACTAGCCCTCCTTTCTAAATTTGAGCAAAATAAAAAGCCAGCTTATTCGCTGACTTTCTCGTCATCTTTATTCTTATTAGTAGAAATATCATTAACGTCTGTTAATTCACTTATTTTATTGAAAAAGGTACCAACTAACACCAAAAATGCACTACCACCAAAAATACTTCCGATAATTTTGTGATTACTCATAATCAGCCAAAAGGAACCAATCATAAAAATAGTACAAATCAAAGCAAGAATTATCATAGAGGCCCATGCTAGCCGACCTCTTCTTTTTTGTCGTGCAGATTCAAGTTTTCGTCTATGCTCTGATTCGGCTATACCGTTATCAATTATTTTCTTAGCAGCACCCTTATATAAAGCATCATATCCAGCTAAAATTTTAGGATGTGGAATAGGTCCACTATACATTTCCATCGTAGCAATAATATTTTCTTTAGCATCAGATGTTAAATCAGGATTTTTTCTTACTTGCTCAATAATTTCTTGGTCTGCTTTGGTAATCTTGCTTTGCTTAGAGTCTGGTAGAGTTTCTTTATTTTGTTTTTCCCAAATTGATTATACTCCGCTTCATATCTATTCCTATTTTTTCCCAATCGTTAGTTGTAAATCCACCATAAGATTCTGATTGAGTTGTAACTTCATTTTGTCTTTGACGTTTACTTCCAAATAGAGCATCTGGGATTTCAGCAATATTTTCAGTAATAGCTTTTATGCTTAAATTAATAAATTGTTGCATAACAAACGCTCCTTCTGTCATATTTCATTTTTTGATGTAATTAATGCACATAATTTGCACATTAATTACACATAAATCGTACTCAAATAAATTTTAACCCATTTGAAAAAATTTTTAAACAAAAAACCCAGCACCGAATGCTGAGTTATAAATTGTTTGTAGAACCGCTAGGTAACCTTCGTAATATCCCTAGCACCCGCTCGCATCAAATGGGCAATCTAATGGTCGTCGCAGGTTATAGCATGTGCAGGAGTCGAACCCACACTAAGCTTCCGAAGCATACTACGGAAATTTAACATTATTCAAAAAATAGAAGTGTCGGCTTGCTGTTAAAAAACGAGGTATCCAACAAGCCTATGTTCGGCAAGCGGACTTGCACCGCTTCTAAGCACTAGCACCGAACTATTCCTTAGCGGATGAGTCATGAACAAAAACGTATTTAGCATCAAGGCCCATCTTCAATTCCTTGATAATACTACTTTATCATGATTAATCGCCGACTGACCGCCGATAAAGCGCCGATGAATCGCCGATTTTATTTATAGCAGTGTAAATCAATAAACTTACCAACCTTTGCTACTACTTGCCAATGGTCAAACCTATCAGCAAACTCACAGAGAGCGTATCGCTTAATCTCACGAAACCTGCTGGAGCTATATCCAACCATTTGAGCAACAGCCCAATTCGATTTTTCTTTAACGTATAGCTCAATTAAGATTGTTTGAACTGGAGTTCTTGAAGAATTGCTACAGTTCAATAACGTTAAATCTACCGCCTTAACAATTGCCTGTGCTTCTAAATTACGTAATAGCTTAATCTCCTGTGCATTACCATTTGAGCCAGAGATACCTGTAATATCCGCTTTAGGTGAAGCTAAGTCTAATCTATGCTTACCTGCATATCTAAGATAACGTTCCAAATCATGTGTCAGGAAGCGTTCCACAATTCTTGCAGTTTTCTCTGTATCAATATCCATCCCATAATCCAATGAAACTACCTCCTGTAACATAATCAACACCTCAACCTTATAATTTCAAAAAAGCCACTATAAACACAATTAGTGATAAGACTGGAACATAAAAAGTATCAAATCTATCCCACACAACCATCAATGCAAAACTAATAAATAGTAGCAACATACTGATATACATAGCTGTTGCTTTAAAAAGAAATGCAGCTAATTTTTTCATATCTAACTCCTACTTGTATACTGGTAGTTCAAACGCTTGCGTACTACCAATAATCATCAAACTATATGCTCTAATACTTACACCAGTTAGATTTAATGGCTTACCATTAGTTTCTACGACAACGCTCACTGAGTTACTATCACTGTAGAATTTCAAGCTAATTTTTCTTTTTCCAACTTCATATCTTCACTAGTAATATGATTATTCTTTCCCACTTCTTTTAAGAACACATCTTTACATAGTTTCTCAATATCTTTCATCCCATCACTCTTTCGTACTTTGATTAGTTTTCCGTCTAATTTAAAACCTATTGACATTGCTTTTCACCATGTTTCTTAATGTAATCATCCAATAAAAACACCTGTATTTTTTTCTGCTTAAGCTCTTCACTAACTTCAATTCCTGCTACAACACTTATTTCATATAGGAAGTCATATTCTAAATTATTAGATCTAAGATATTTTAATAACTGCTTACCAGTAATTGGCATTATCATTACCTCTTCAAATTAGTGTTTAGCTTTCTTCATTTAGTACTCTTTCTTATTGAATCCGCTTCTACTATCAGGCGCTTTATACAAAATTTCTAATTGTTCTTGGGTCAAACTTTCAAAGAATCGCTTTATCTTTTCTGCATCAATCATCTGTGTTATCTCCTTAATTTTCCAAATCTCGAAGCAGGTAATAGCCCGTGTTAGTACGTTCAAATAAATGCTGGTACTTCTCTTCTTTGAAAAGCTGTTCAGCACAGTGTTTTTCTACCAGCAGTTGACCCCGGTGATACTCTAACTTGAACTTGTTAAAGTCGATGATGAAAGTAGCGCAATTGCTGTAGAGCACATCAGCTGGATAAATCTTAAATCCTGAGAGTTTTAATTCTTTGTAAGCTTGGCTCTGGGTAAACTTAATAGCAATATCTTTAAGCTTCTTATACATCTCTGTGTATCTAAATGCTTCAGGAAGCTTCTCGTACGTAATCATATAAATGTAATCTGTATTAATTGCAATTGCTTCTTCGCTATCCAGATATCTTTCTACAGTTTCAAACTCATAATCAGTGATTGTAATTGTCTTAGCACTTGGCAAGTACACCAACTTCTGGTCCTTGTACCGATTAACAAAGTCTTGGATAGTTGCTGGCTGAAATCCACTGTCTAAGTGGCTAGTATAGATTGTTTTAGGACTACCATATGGATCATCCTTGTAGTCAATTCTTACTACTCTCTTTAATCTTGGCTCTTCGTTCTTGTTTACATATGCTGTCACTGTTAAATCTCCTCTGCTTCACAATCTTCAAAGGTCATAGTATCGTCTGCTGCTCCAATTTCGATTAGTGCATCCCTCAAACAATTAAATTCTTCTTCAATATTTATTTCAGCAAGACACTTTTTGGAACAATATAAGTAGCCTCCATGGTCCTCATAAATCGGCATAATATCCGACATATCCTTTTTACAATTTTGACAATAAAAGACATCATCTTTTAATTTTTCTTCAGTCATCTTCAAATCTCCTCTACTGATACATCGACCCTTGGCTTTTCTGCATATTGCTTAGTTACCTTGAGTTCGATTACTTGTTTGTCATCTTTATAAACCACACCATTCATACCGTCTAATACTGCCTTAGCAATATTATCTGCGTCTGGTGTTCTTGCAGGTCTAATCTCCCCAGAAATCTTGGCCTGCTTTTTTCTTTTAGAATCACTTTTAGCAACTCCAAAATAGGCACTAATACATACTCTAATATCGCTATCTAATGGTTCATCAAAGAATGCTAGGCTGGCGCTTTGAGCAACCTTGTATTCGTACATCTTTGTTCTTTCTGGTGTGTATACACCGTGTCCGGTCCGATTAGGCCGTGGTCTTTCCTTACCAAATGGCTTACCATCAATCGAAAAACTGATCTCCATATCCCTTTGTTCTAACTCCTACTGCACATATATAATCTTCCCCGTTTTTTAAATCACCAAAATATTTTTGAACACACTCCATGCTGTAGCCTAATTTATCCAGCTTCCGATATAAATTAGTTGCTGAGACTCCTAAATATCTGGCAATATCAGCTAAACATGAAGCATATAATGGTCGATTAAACCTTGGATTACTTGGTTGCTTTGATACCAGCTTGTAAGCATACATTTTCCTAATAGGGATGCTTTTTGAATTTGCAATCTTATAAACCCACGCTGCTCTTACATTTAACTTTTCTGAAATTTCTCTCGGAGAAACACCATACTTCAATAAGCTTTCTGCCTTTTCTACTAATGCAGCAGGTTTCTTTTTTATATACTTAGCCTTATCTTCAACCTTTACTTCAAAGTATTGATTCTTTTCTTCTGAAACAATCTTCTCTCTAAGCATGTTAAGCAAAGAATTATCTTCCGGTACTGCCGATAAACTACCAAATTCAGCTTCTAACTTAGCTATAATTGCTAAGCGTTCACTCAGCTTCAACTTTCTGCTTTGCCGTGGTTCTTTTCTATACTGGATAATGACTTCTCTACCAAGTGGCATCACGTTGAAATCATCAGTGAGGTTACCTCTGTTGATTAACTTTTCATCAAGATGATATTTACTACGTCCATATTGAGCTACAAAATATATCGTATTATCTACACTGGATACTAAGCTGTGCCTTCTTGATAATCTGTGCCAGAGATAATCTTTAGGACGTCCTAAGAAGTAATTGGCTTCAAGGGATGATCTAAATTCTTTGACCTCATCTGCTTCTTTATTAGCACCTAACTTAATTAACTTTACTGTTGTCTTTTGCATAATAATCACCTAAAACGGTAAGTCATCTGCACTAATATCAAGTGCATTGCCAACATCAGCAAATGGATCTTGTGTATTAGTTGAGGTTTGCGTTGGAACTGGTGGTTGATTGGTAGTTGCTGGAGCTGGTCCTTGACTTTGGTTATCTGATTTACTGCCAAGCAATGTAAAGTTATCAACAATAACTTCTGTTACATAAACTCGCTTACCATCTTTATCGTCATAAGTTCTAGTTTGAAGTCGACCATCAATTGCAAGTGGGCTACCTTTATGTGTGTACTGGGAAATTAGCTCACCTGCTTTTCTCCAAGCTACACAGCTGATAAAATCAGCGCCATTCTTATCACTGCCAAACTTTCTATCAACTGCTAGCGTAAAAGTAGCAACTGATATGCCACTTGACGTAACTCTTAAATCTGGGTCTTTAGTCAAACGACCAACTAATACAGTTCTATTAATCATAATTTCAATTTCTCCTTAAAATTCCTCAATTTCATCTGCTCTACTACCTGCTTGTTCCTAATTACAGCCCTAATGTACTTACCTGGACTCTCAATCTCTTCCCAATCAACTGCAGCTAGTGACGCTCGAGTCGAGTCTGCAAAATGGTCATCTACAAAATCGATATAGTGTGCTTCTAGGTCATTGCGTTCAATTACAGATAATCTATCTACTGGGAGATACAGTGGCATAAAATTACGCCACTCTTGCGCTCTGCGTGCCTTGCGTTGTTGCACTTCAACTGGTTCATGCTTCTTTTCCGGCTTACTTTTAACTGGCTTAGTTTCCACTTTCTTTGTCTTAGCTGAACTAGCAGTTAACTTCTTGCCTAACTTATAAACCCCTGCATTCCGCTTGCGTTCAGTAAACTCAATTAGACCTTTTTCAACTAAGCTATTTCGCCATTTAGCAAGGCTGATTCGATTAGATAATCCACTATAGGTCATTAGGATAGCGTTTCTAGGTGTCAATTCTTCTTGCCAACCACAATTATTAGCAACCATAATCAGCGCTTGTAACAGTGCTAATTCTTGAGGAGCTAGTGATTCGGTTTCCATAACTTTCTTGAGATTTGCAAAATACGTATAACTATTCATAGCTCCTCCTCGTTGCTAAGCTGGTTGTTCGTATAATTTCCGTTTCACAATTTCGTTCGCCATTTCACGTGTCTTAGAGTCCAACTTCTTGATATAATCACCAGCAAGTTGTTTATCAATATCACTACCAGTCATTGCAATTTTTACAACGGCAAGTAAACTTTGCTTCTTACCTTCATAAGTGATTTCAGCATTAATCAGTGTTTTATCGTCAATAACTGGCTTTTTTACTGGTTGTTGTTGACGTTGTGGTGCAGCTTGTCTGGTTGTCTTACGTCTAGTTACTGGACTACTAATTGGTTGTGCATCATCGTCTTCTTCACTAGCTATTCCAAATGCTGAACTGATTGCGTATCTTCTTGCGTAAGTTAAAGCTGAACCATATCCTTGAGCATCGTTTTTAGATACTGGAAGCATTGCATCAGAGAACTCTAGCCATGCACCGTTACCGCTAAAGATATATACCTTAGTGCCTGCTTTACCCTCTCCAGTAATGGTTTCAAATGTGTAACTTAGGTTAGTTCCTGAATCCTTAATCGCTGTATCAATTACTCTTAGAACTTCATCGAGCGGTGAGTAATTGTAGTTGTATGCCTTCTTGTTTTTCTTAGGCTGAGCCATTACAGCTTTGACCTTGTTGTAGTCAGTGAACAAATCAGCAATCATCTTACTTTTATCTGCTGGTTCTAATCCATCAATTGTTTTAATTAACATGGCTTCCTCCTAGATAATGGTTGTCTTTCTGTTAGGTTCCCATCTTGCACCTGCGACTTCTCTTCCGTCTTTCAAGTCTGAATAAAGTTGCTTTTTGTCAATCTTAATTACTTCTTCTTTTTTCTTATAAACATCAGGAAGTAATGCTTCGTTATCAATAACAGTTTTGGCTCTATAATTTCTTGGTTTTAGCAAGTGATTCTTGGTTTGAAGTTGTTTATATCCTGCTTCATCAATTTGATTGGTTAAAAATTCCATTAAGCGGTCATTCTGCTTAGTTAATCTGGCTTTTTCTTCAGCAAGCGTCTTATTTTTTTCTGCAAGCCAATCAATTCGAGACTTGTTATCTTCAATCCAGCTTGCAATGCTATCTAGTTTCTCATCTCTAGCTAGTTCTAAGCTTTCAAGCGTATCAGCTAATACTTCTGGATCTAGGTCTTTTTGCTTAATAATTTCAATTGCAGAATTGATTTCAAATAGATTCATATGTTATAATCTCCTTGATTTCGAATATTTTTAATGTACTAGTGGGTCGGGTCCTAATGACCACATTATCCAGATACCGATTGCCAATAGTGCGAAATATATAAGAGTTGACACGCTGATGCTGATTTTAGTATCAGCGTGTTTTTGTAATAAACTATTCCATTTCTTTAAATTTCTCATTTTAGGTCCTCCTGCTTACTCCAATCGATTCTTCTTCGGTTCTTCTCCATCCATTCACTAGCTTGTTTTACTAGAATGATGGTCTTTCTTGCTCCTGCTGTTCTATGTGGGAACATACACCAACCGCCATTTTCGTAGTTGGTTTCTGGGAATGCGTCAAAGATAAATGTTCTAACCCAGCTTGCTGATTTCCCACCGCAGTATTCTTTTCTAAATTGGTCAATATCAATCGTTCTTCCTGTAAGTTCCTCTTCAAGGCGTGGCTTCATTTCCATGAAAGTCGCCCTGATGAGTTCTTGCAGGCTTTTTTTATTGATTAGATCCATAGCTAGTCCTCTTCTTCAATTTCTTCAACCATTCTTCTAATTTCTGATTGAGATAATTGCATAATTGAAAAAATATAAGTTGTAATTATTTCTTTATCGATATCGTTATAATCGGCATAAGCCTGAATGTAAGTACACATCACGCTGATAAAATCCTCTTTGGATAATTGGTTTAAATTATAGATTTGACCAAGTGCTTTAATTTTTCTTTCCAATTCGTTCATTTTGTTCTCCTAATAAAAGTAATATCCTTTGTATTCGTTCCAGCTTTCGAATCTGTCTGAAACGCTCCAATTTCCTATGCATTCGATACTGCAGAAAATGTGGTGGTCGATATCTGTATAAATGCAATCTGACTTAGTTAAGTCCTTATCGCACATCATGCATTTCTTTTCTGGTACGTTGTTCATAGTCCCATCGCTCTCTTTTCTTCTTGTTCCTTAAGCATCTTCTTCAAAAAGAATGTTTGACCACGTCCGGTTATCTTTGGCGTGGTTTTTGTTTTGAACCCGTGGTTTGTGTGTACCACGGTTTCCTTAACTCTGAAATATCCACGCTCCAGTGATAATTGCGTTGGCTGGTTGTTCTTAGTCAAGAAGCCGTTTAGTCTTAGCCAGACAAAGAATCGAGTACCGCCAATATCTACACCGTTCTGTCTTAAGAAGTGAGCTACATCCCTAACCAACATTGTGTTTTCTGCACTGGCTACTGCATCATGGAATATTGCCTTAGGCGTCATTTCCTCGACTTGCTTCTGTGCTAGCAAGCGTTGTTCCTTTTCTGCTTTGAGTTGCTTAGCAAGTGTAATCAGCGTATCTGGGTTAAGCAGTGCTTCCTCGATTTTTTGCTCGGTCATGTATGCGCCGTGCTTTCTGATTGTCGGTAGGACTTCGGAAGTTACCCAGCGCTTGAATTTCTTGGCCGTTGGTAACTTGCTACTGAGAATCAAACTATATAGTCCTGATTCGTTGATTACCGTCAATCCTCGTGGAGATTCAAAAGTACCGTTTTGGTAGTTTTGCCGGTCTTCTGAATCAACATGTCGATTAATATCTCGACTGCCGTTTGAGTATCCTAAAATTTCGGCAACATCCTTGCCTACGAAATAAGGCTTACCATCAATTGATACTGTCCTTACTCTCGCATCTTCAAAATTGAAAACTTGTAAGTTATTCATATCGCACCTCTAATATACGTATCGTGTAGTTTAATTGCAAAAAATAATATTTTCAAATGGAACATTAACAACTTTAGCGAAGAGCTTAGCTGTTTCAACTTTCATCTGTATATTGCCATGTTCATATTCTCGATAGGTTGGTAATGATACTCCTAGTTCTTTGGCCATTTCAGCTTGTGTCCGGCTGGAATAGTTTCGAGCTTGTTTAATTGTAAATTCCATTTTTATTGCTCCTTTCATCAAAGTACACGTTTAGTATAGTACACGATTAATATATTTGCAACACATTTTATCGATTTTTCTAGTTATTTTGTATAAAGTTGATATACTTTAAGTGTATTAAATCATTTTTAACGATTGAGAGGTGTAGTTTATGAATATCTCATCAAGAATCAAATACTTACGTAATGAACATCATCTAACTCAAAAAGAATTAGCAAAAATGCTAAATGTTAAACCAACAACTATCTCTGGTTGGGAATTAGGTAGAAATGAGCCATCAATAGATACATTAAAAAAACTCTCTAGTCTTTTTAATGTATCAACCGAATACTTAATTGGTGGAGAAGACAATTCTTCTAACACTATCGACTTAAAAACTACTGATGTTCTTAGCTATGATGGCAAACCAGTTAGTCCCGAGGACTTGGCTATCATCCGTGCAATTTTGGAGCGAAACAAATAAGCCACTCAACGAGTGACTCAGGAGGTTATCTTTTGGATTATGATTTAGCTTTACGTAAAGTACTAAACAAAGGCTTTAGCTATGGTGTTGGTTTTATCCTTGAAAGTTTGAGAGCTGATTTTGTTAGTAGATGCATCCCTAGTCAAAGAAAAATCATACTGAACACAAACACAGACCCTAATAAACTACCTTTTATTGCTGGTCATGAGCTTGGTCATTACGTTAACGGCGATAATGGTATCTGCTACTACACACCTTCCAGTACCTTGCAGGCAGAAGCTCAGGCTGATAAATACAGTGTTAACTTGATGTACGAAATTGCAGAAGAACAAGATATTTACTTCTCAAATTCTATTGAATTCGCTAATGCATTCTCAATTCCATCAAATCGATTAGAGGCAGTTAACGAATTAGCACACAAACATAAATCTGTCTTTTATATCGATTTTTAATGTTTAGCTAAGACTTTTATGATATGATAAGCTCATCACAAATAAGAGAGAGTGATTATCATCTCTTTTTTGCGATAATCAGATGTTACTCTGATTTTTGTTTTTTTATTTCAAGCCTTAGCTTTTTGTTTTCAAGGAATTTTCTTTCCAAGGTCAACCCCTTGAAAACGAAGTAATGAGCTAAGGCTTTTATTTTGGCAATTTTAAGGTTGCTAGTGTTGTTGTTTTCTAATTGCCGTTTTAAGCACTCGATTTTTTATTTTAAGACTAAAACGAGTATTTATACTCAGTGATAATTTAAAACCAAATTTGACCGCTTAAATTAGCTAAAATCGATATTTAAATTTGAAACTCTATCTTTTGAATTTATATCTTTGAATCAGCTATCAAATATTACCCTGTGGATAACTTGGGGCTATGCCCTTTTATTAATTAATCATCTATCTATCTTTATAGTTTATAGTTTATATAGGTGTTAACGTTTATGATAATTTAAATTAACACAAATCTTAACACAAACGTTAACACAACTAAGTTATCCACAAGCACAACCCCATGTGGCTGTAGGCATCAGGTCGATTTTAGAATCACAAATTTATAAAAATTCAAAATTTTATAGTTATTAAGCAATAATGTATATAAAAATCCAATGGAGGATGTTATGAAAAATATTGAACTCATTATGAAAAAAATCGCAATTTGGCTTTGGGAATTTTTCAAAATAATGTTTTGGGCTTCAGTTGCATTTTGTGCAACTGCTGGTGTTTTAATTTGGAGATATTTAAGAAAAAGAAAAAAATCATCAAGTAAAAATGATATTCAGTCAAAAGACTAAAAGCAGGCAAAGATTTCTTATTTATATTTCAAAATATCCATTGCTTCTCTATTTTCTTCATAAAGCTTTTTCATAATATCATCTAGCTTAGGAGTAGCATCATCAGCAATAGGCTTAGGTTTAAGTGAAATATCTTTGTTACCTTTAGTTGCGTAACTCATCAGAATCCCCCTTACATTGAATATCGCCTTTATAACTAGATTATAACGAAAGGAGTCCACAATGGCATATATAACTAAGCGTGGCAAAGTATGGCAAGTCCGCCATTCCCGCAGACGTAAAAAGATAGTGCAGCAACCTGACGGCAGTTACAAAGTCGACTATGTATTAGAGCAGGTATCTAAGTCTGGATTTAAAACAAAAAGAACTGCTCAAGAGTACGCTGCACAACTGGAGCTTGAATCAGCAAAAGGCTATGACATCACAGCCAACCCTTCCTTTGCTGAATACTTTGAGGATTGGTACATCGAAACTAAAAAAGATAAGATTCGTAACACAACTCTAGTAAAATACATTCAAGATTCAAAACGCTTATATGATTACTTTGGATTTGAGAAACTTAAAAAGATTAAACGAATCGATTATCAACGCTTTATGAATACGCTTGACCTGGCTCCTGATTCAGTAAAGATGATTAATCGCAGGTACAGAGCATGTATAAGATACGCTATTAGAGATGGCATCATCAGCCGTGATTTTACAGACGGTGTTGAACTCAAAGGCAATGATAAGCAATCACGAGCAACTCAGTATTTGTCACTAGCAGAAATCAAGAAGCTACTATCTGTTGCAATTGCTACTCGTAATCCCAGATACACTTCTTCTTATATGATCATTACTGCACTTTTAACTGGAGCACGTTATGGAGAGATTGCAGGCTTGCAGTGGTCAGACCTGGATTCCAAAGCTAACACAATCAGAATTAATAAATCTTATAATCAGAACACTAAAACCAACGGGCCGACTAAGAATCTCCAATCAATCAGAACAATTATTGTTTCGCCAACGCTAGTTAAACTTATGCTAGAATTAAAGCAAAATGGTAGCAATTTTATATTTGGTTCTGTAGGATTAAAGATTCCGCCAGCAACTAACAACGTTGGTTCAGTTCTCAGGAATTTGATGAAAAAAGCTAAGATCACCAAAAAAGATTTTGTGTTCCACTCACTTCGGCATTGTCATGTTGCTCTACTTCACTCACAGGGAATTGACTGGTATGCTATAAGTAAAAGATTAGGACATAAAGACTTAAACGTTACTCTAAAAATCTATGCTTATATGCTGGATGAGGACAAGCGTAAAAGCGATACTTTAATCTCAAATAAGCTAGAAAAAATTGTGCAACAAAATGTGCAACAAAAATATAACAACTAATAATTAATAAAGAACAAAGCCTTGATATTTCGGCATTATAAATAACTAATAATAGCTAATAATGATTAAAAAAGTTCGGTTCGA